CAACATTACTGCTACTGCTGAAAGTTTTTCATACTTAAAAGCACAAACAGGAAGTACAGGCGGAGCGTTAAAAGCTTTAGCTTCTTCTATTACAGGGACTGGTGGAATATTGTTAGGTGTTTCTTTACTTACTACCGGATTGACTTTACTTTCTCAAAGTGGCTTAAGCATTGGCGATGTTATTGATAAGATTACAGGAAACTTTGACGAGTTTGGTGCATCTCTTAAAAAAGCACGTGAAGAAGGTGCATCTATGGCAAGTAAAGAAATTGAAAGCTTACGTGGATTAGTTGCAGTTGCTCAAAATGATAATATTTCAAAACAGCAAAGACTTATTGCAGTTGATAAATTACAAAAGCAGTTCCCTGCTTATTATGGTAATTTGTCTGATGAAAAGATAATGTATGGTGATTTAACCAAAGAAACTAAAGAAGCCACAAAAGCATTAATTGCAAGAGCAGTAGCTGAAAAATTAAGTGAAAAGGCAGCTGATGTTTTTGCTGAAAGATTAAAAGCAAATGGTAGATATTTAGAATCGGTAAAAGAATTAGAAAAGTTTGATGAAGATATTGCTAAAAAAAGAGAAAGGGTAGCAAAAAAACAAGAAGGTCTTTTTGGATTAACAGAGGATATTATTCGTAAACAAGAAGCGGGTAGAGCTTCTATTGTAGAAAACATAAATGATGAAAGAAATAACATTATAAGTTTAACAAAAGCATACGAAAAGTATACTAATGTAATAGATAAATTAAACGAAACTTCTGCACCTTTAACAGTAGAACCTCCTAAAGAAAAAAAAGAAAAAGCTAAAAAAAGTAAGGTTGAATTTGAACCTGCATTTATTGCTCCATTTGTAAGCACTATAAGTGGTTTAGGTGATACAATGGCAGGTTTTGAAGATAGAACAAGAACGGCTTTTCAAAATGCTACCGGAATAGTTAAAGAGCAAACCGACTTGATGAAACAAGTGTTAATTGATTTTGATGCTTCTGTAAATGATTTAATTACAAATAGTATAGCAAATACATTTAGCAATTTAGGCTCTGCAATAGGTAACGCATTGGCAACAGGTGGCGATGTACTTTCTGCAATAGGAACAACAATAATTCAAGCATTTGCCGGGTTTTTATCTGACATGGGTGATTTATTAATTAAATATGGAACGTTAGCAGTAGTAAAAGGAAAATTAGATTTAGCGATTGCAGCAGGTGGACCAATATCTATCGGTGCGGGTATTGCTGCCATTGCTGTTGGTGTTGCTTTAAAAGCTGCTGCCGGTGCATTAGGTTCTTTTGCTTCAAGCGGTGGTAATAGAGGCGGTGGCGGTGGCGGTGCAAACAATCAAAGTTTTTCAAGTAGTGGATTTAGTTCTCGTGGTGATGGAGGTGGAACAGTAGTATTTGAAATTGCAGGGCAAAAGTTAATAGGAGTGTTAAATAATACTTTAAATGCAAATAAACGTTTAGGAGGAACTTTAGGTTTAGGATAATGGCAAAGAAAATAATAATAGATTTTAGCGCACAGCCAATTATTGATGTAGTTGGTTTCAGTTATGACATTTCGGTAAATGATTTAGTACTTTATTACACCAATGGACTAAATGAAGTTAGAATTGATTTTATTGCAAACGGAACTACACCTGATGAAGATTATCAATTAGCAATAGGCACTTCTTTAGAGGAAACATTACAAATATTATTGAGTTATTTACGTGAAAACTATATTAATGATTTAATAAGTTATAGTTTAGTTAATAACACTATTGAAGTATTAATACAAGCAAATGCTGTTATTACCATTGGTGAAGATTTAAACGAAAACATTACAATAACCACACAAGATGTAGAGCCTTCAGGAAGTAATTTAAAGTACTATCTATATTTTGATGATTATACACTAAATATTTATAAAAGCAATTATCAAGGTACTGCTTCTGAAATATATGGAACGTTTACACTAAAAAAATCAAGTGTTGATACTATATTAACTCCAATTAGAGGCACAGCTTTAGAATTGTCTTTAGAGGCAAATCAAACATTAACCTTCGATGAGTTTTTACTTGAGGATGAATTTACCTATAAGACTGAATTATTAAAAAATACTCAAATTATATTTGAAGGATATATAAAACCGGATGGATGCCAACAAAGTTACGTTAATGATGCTTGGTATGTTAACATCGAAAGCAATGATGTTTTAGGTGCTTTAAAAGACTTATCTTTTGTTCAAACTAATGGTTTAAGGTTTACCGGTAAAATGTCGGTTTACGATGTTATAAAAGGTTGTTTAGATAGAACAAGACTATCATTAACAATTAACACCAGTACAGAGGTTGCTTATGTAGATTATGCCGGAACAAATATTTTAAAAGATATTTATGTAAATGCAGATCGTTTTATAAAAGACCAAAACGATATTGTTATAATGGATTGCAACGAGGTCTTAACTTCGATGCTAAATTTATTTTCAGCAGTTATAACACAACAAGATGCTAATTGGTGGATTTATAGACCTAACGATTTGCAATTAAATGGTTACACTACTTTTATTAATCAAGATACTGACACAACTTTTACAAAGAATTTAAATGCTGTTTTAGGAAGTCAAATAAATAACTTTTATCCTCATCATTGTGATGGCAATCAACAAATAGAAGTAAAAGGCGCAATATCGGCTTATCGATTGAATTACCAATATGGCTTTTTGGAAGGATTAGTTTTAAATCCAAATTTAAATCATGATGAAGATTTGGTTTTTGAAGATTGGACAGTAAACCCAGATTTGCCAATAATAGAAGATGGATTAACAGTTTTAGGTATTATTAATGATGGCTCAACTTCAGGATTAAAAATTGGAGCGCAAGTTTATGGTGGAATTTATGAAGTTATAACTTCTACACCTGTTCCATTTATAAAAGATGAAATTTTAAGCTTTAGACTTAAATTATCGAGTAAAAATGTTAGACAAACATTTTTCTTTCAAATTTCTACAAGTGATGGCTATTATTTAAATAAAAATAATGAATGGACTACAACTAATTATAAAAGAAGTTTCGTTTTTGGTGAATATAAAACAAGTGAATTGTTTTTAAATTATGAATTAGTTTTACCTCCTTTGATTGATGATTGCGATGTTACAATAACAATATATGGTCCTAAACCATATATTTATACACCGCCATTAATTCAAAGAACAGGAATATCAAATTTCACTTATGTACAGCTTTTAAATAATGAAATCGCGAAATCAGGTATAGTTGGCGAATTTCACACAGTTACTCGTTCACAACCACCAAGCTCGATTACAAAAGAAAATCAAAAAGTATTTAATGGCGATGGAATATCATCTTTAATAGGCTCAATTTATAAAGAGGATTTGATAGAATTAACAACTAATTGGACTCGTAAAGATAAGTTTGAAAATCTGCCTTTATTAGGAATTTCGGCTATGGATGATTTAAGAATACAATCAAATCCTATTAAAGTCTTTTCCGGTAATATTTTTGGTCAAATACCATATATGTCAGTTATAACGATTGATAATATATCGGGATTATTTATGCCAATAGAATATGATTATGATTATAAAACTAATAAATCACAAGTTAAGTTATTGGAGTTTTATAATACTGACATTGCAGACATTCAATATACAATAAGTCCTGATTATGGTAATAATACAATTAAGCCAACTATTAAAGGATAGTTTTTCTTATTGGTAATCCGTTTTCATCTTCTTTAACAGTAAACACCACTTTGCATCGGCAGTTAATTACATTTCCTGCCTTTGCATTTGGATCACCAGGATACATTATTTCCTCGCCACTTGTAAAGAATGGCTGATTAATATCAACCTTAACGCCATTCATATCTAAATGGTCATAAATTGAATTAGGCGGTCTGCGGGTTCTGTTATCTTGCACACTTATCCAAGTTTTCTCTAATACGAAATCGGAGTTTTGAGCAGCTACAACAGTAGCGAAATTAGTTGCAGTTGTGGTTTCAGTTCGTGCTATTCGTAACGCTTGATATTTATACCATCCAAACTTATTTTGTAGATTTCGAGTAATATCAGCAACTGATATATTGTCTTGATAGCCTTGAGCAATAACAGCAACGATTGAATCAATTAATGTTTGATGTACTGAAACAATGCGTAAACCCATATTTGAGTTAAGCCAGTTGGCTATAATTGTTTCAAAGTCTAATTCAGCTTTAATGCTTCTTTTAATACGTTTATATTGTGGATTGCCTAAAGTAATATAAATCTCTTTATACATATCCTTTATTTGAGTTTGGGTAACGTTTGAATTAATTAAAGCTTCATAAGTCAGTTTAGACATATTGGCAAATGGAATAGCGTTAACTATTTTAATAATATTTCTTCTAACTATTCGGTAGGCTTGAACTTCTTGTCTAAAGCGTAGTTTGTCCATCCATTAACGTGTTAAGTGTTGGATCGTTTAAGTTGACTATTCCGGTAGGGATATAAACCTCATTCATCATCTCATCATCAATTTCCTCATAGTTGAATACTTCTCGTCTTTCGTTTAATGTTAAAGGAACACTATTAACCCATTTAGACATGGTTTCCATATCAGTTTGCATTTCCGGTAGTTCTGAAATATCCCATTCAATAGCAGCATCTTCATAACCTTTGAATTTTTGTATAAATTCAAGGTTTAAATATTCAGCCAACAAATCTAAATCGGGTTTGATATTATCAGTCACAACTCGTTTACGAGCTTCGTTCATTGTATCAACACCAAATCCGCTTCCGTTCTTTTCTTCATTTAATAAATCTACATTCCAGTTAAGACAATTTGCTAAAGTGCGTCTGTCATAACTTAAATAATCAAACGGCTTAAGTTCATCGGTTGTAAGTGATATTCTTGTAAATCCTAATTTTGCAGATGCTCCTGCAATGTTTGAAAGTCGAGTGCTATCATTATCCATGTCAACTAAACGATCCTTTAAAGATTGGCCTTGTTCAGCTGTTAATGGTGTTGCTCCATCACCGGCATGAATAAACCCATAAACTCCGCTGTTAAGCATTGTTTTAGAATTATTATCAATTCCATTATTTGAACTATTTATGTTTCTTATGGCTGCCATTAATTCGCTATAACCATATAAATGGGAGCCACTATTATCATAAAAAGGATTTGATCGTTTAATATGGATTATATTTTCAGAAGGAAACTTTATTAAATTATTTCCTTGTTGCATAATATAATAGTCAATAGGATTTTCAAGACTCATTAAAGAGGCATTTTGTTTCAATACTATTTGCACCCAATGAGAAGGTAAAATATAAAGTTGTAATGGCTTACCGGCATTCGCTCCTTCAGAAACTGTTTGCTTATAAAAATAAACATTTCCGCAAACTTTAAGATATACTTTGTAAAGGAAAAATATATCGTTCCAACTTTGATTAACATTTGGTCGTTCCAAAGGCATAGGTAACTCGGTATCGGTATCGTATGCTTTCTTTTTAAGTTTGCTAATTGCTAACTTTTGTTGAAATGTTGGATTGTTAGGATATTTTTTTAACTTTTTATAAGCATCATCATCATCTATTTTTTTAATATAATAAGGTACGGATGTTGTTTTTGAAGCTTGTTGATTTACGATTGCGTTTACATCGGGATTTTCGCCATAACCTCTTACTATTAAAGTTTCTAAAGTAGCATTATAGGTAGATGTTATTCCTCCTACTAATTTATATATACTTTGGTTAAAAAGGTTTTTATTTGAGCCTGTAAGTGCATCCCAAGCTAAAGCTATTCTATTCTTTGCCATTAAAGTAGTTTTAATATGTACAAATATATAAAAATAATTTAGACTGATTATAAATAACACGATATTTTATTATATATTTGTAATTGTAAAAGTTACTTTATGGAATATTACAACGGCAGCGATAGAATTTTATATATAAAGCAACAAGGTAACTGGTTGCCAATAGGTTGTTTAACAAGTAATTCTTTTTCTGAAAGTGCGGAAATGTTATCCACTACAACAAGAGATAACGATGGGTGGAATACTTCAAGACCTATGATGCAAGGTTATAGCATATCATTTGAAGGAATACAAATTAATTCAGTTGTAGCGGGTGGAACTTTTACCGTTGCTTCATACGATAAACTAAAGCTGTTAAAACGTTCAAAAATCCTTTTGGATTGGAAAATACAAGGCACTTTATTTCCAACAGTTGATTATGGAAAATGCTATATTACTGAACTTTCGGAAGCTTCAGCAGTTGATGACTTTTTAACCTTTAATGGTTCAATGGTTGGTTATGGAATACCACAAACAAGAGGATTAGGAGAATTTGTATTAAACGATGGAGATCCTAACGTAATAATAACAACAGATGAAACTGCAACACTAATTATTAAAACAACAGAATAATGGCAATAAATCCATCAGAAATAACCACAATTCGAGTTGGTGAGTTACCAATAGGAGATATAGAATTAACTTCTAAAATTGGAGTTGAAAACGGAACTGATTTACAACAAGTTTCCGGTCAAGATTTAGTAGATTTTGTAAATATAAATGCAAACGCTTTTCAATTTGAGATTAAAGATTTATGGGTTACTCAAACTTATATTGATGACAACTTTGATGGAACAGGATTAGGTGTTGCTTTATGTGAGGGTTATGCTATTTGTAATGGCCAAAATGGCACTCCAAATTTAGATGGTTTAGTAAGTATTGGTTATGGAAATAATTACAATGTCATCAAAGCCATTGGAGGAAGTAAAAATGCGGTTGTAGTTGAACACACTCACAATGTTCAAATATTAGGAGGTGGTGCTGGAGATACTTTTGCGACTTTAAACGATGGAACAGGAACAGGTAGAACTTATGTAACTGAAAGCACAGGTGTAAGTGGTATTAATAAAAACATGCAACCATATATGGTATTGTTGAAAATAATGAAATTATAAAAATATGGCAATAAATCCCGAATTAATTACAACGATAAGAGTTGACCAACTTCCTGATGGAACGTTAAATTTAACTAATAAAATTCCTCACACAAGTGGAACTGTATTAGAAAAGGCATCAGTACAAGAGTTAGTCGATTTAGTTGCTACTGCTATTGGTGTAAGTGGTGGTGTTGGTTATATAGCGATATCAGTTACCGATGGCCAACAGTTGCCGGATGTTCCTGAATTACCGAGTTTCTTTTTATGTGGTGCGGGAACTTTTTTAAATATTAATGGTTATCCAAATATTATTTGTACTGAAAACTTAAACGCTATAATGTCTTTAACGGATCATTGGGAGTTAGCAGTAGAGATACCTATAAACCCATTAAGCGGAACAGTTCAAAGTGTTACCGGTTCGGCAGTTGATAATACTGATCCTTTAAATCCAGTTATTAATGAAATTATAAGTGGTGTTCAAAATATTGTAGCAGGTACAAATATTACCGTTGATAATACCGATCCTGCAAATCCTATTGTAAACGCAACAGGTGGCGGTGGTTCTCAAACGCTTCAAGATGTTACTGATGAAGGGAATACAACAACTAACTCAATTATAATTAATTCTATTGAAAATAACACTTCTTTTGATATTGACGGATATGAATTAATTGGAACTGATTTAAGCACTAATACACCAACTTTTCAACTTGGTTATGATGGTTTTATGGTTGCTTATGATCCAGATCGTGTTTCATTTATACAATCATTAAGATTTGACACAACCGGAGACACGCTACAAAATTATGAGTTTCCAAGTAAACCTACTGGAACATATACAATAGCAACAACCGATGACATTCCAACAGGAGCCGGAATACCTCACGCAACTGCATCAGGAACTGATACCTATACCGCAACAATTACAGGAGTTGCTGCTTATACTGATGCAGATGCTTACTTGATTAGATTTACCAATGGTAATACAACAGGAGCAACTTTAAACATTAATGCTTTAGGGGCAAAAACTCTTTACAGAAATAACGATGGCGCTCTAATCGGTGGTGATATTGTTGATGGCGGTGAAATGCTTTGCATTTACAACACTTCTTTAAACGGATTTCAAGTTATTGGAACTGCTCCAAATAGTTTATTTGCTTATGTAACAAACGATGATTCAGTTACTTTAACAAAAGGAATGCCTGTATATGCTTTTAGTGGCACAGGAGATAGAATGACTGTAAAGAGAGCGAATAATTCAACTGATGCAACATCTGCTCAAACAGTTGGATTAGTTTTATCTACATCTATTGCAGCAGGACAAAAGGGATTGATAATGATGCAAGGTTTGTTGGATGGGTTAAGCATCCTTCCAACATCAACTTTTGCTGATGGAGATGCTGTTTATCTTGGCGCAACTGATGGAAGCATTACAAATGTTAAACCTTATGCCCCTAATCATTTAGTTTATTTAGGTGTTGTTACAACAGCCTCAAATGGAAGTGCGGGTAGAATGTATGTAAGGGTGCAAAATGGTTACGAATTATCAGAAATACACGACATTGACTTAATAACTAATGCGCCAACTAATAATCAAGCATTAGTTTACGAAAGTTCAACAGACCTTTGGAAAAATAAAACTATAATCGAAGATAGTATAACAGATGGAGTAACAGACAAAGCACCAAGTCAAAACGCTGTGTTTGATGCTTTAGCTTTAAAACAAAATGCTTTTGGTTATACGCCTTATCGTTTTACAGCACCCTCGCAAATAGTTCACACTGGCACAACTGCTGAAACTATTTTGCAAACTATTTTAATCCCCGCAAATACTTTTACAAACGGAGATTTTATAATGTTTAGTGCTTTAGTTTCTAAACTTGCAAATATAAATAACACATTACACAATATTAAAATAAATACTACTAATACTTTAGTTGGGGCTTCTACTTTAGCAGTTGTTGGTTTTAATACTGTAAACTTTTTTATGAAGTTTAAACGTGAATTTGTTGTAAATAGTGGTAATATATACGGATTTAC